AAAATGACAAATAAGGAGTGAGTATGAGTAATAGAACACCTACACCACCACCATCGCAATCAAGGGATGAGAAGTTTAGCCGTAATCCTCCACCGCCGACCAATCTTAGGCCGGCACCACCGCCGCAACCTCCGAAGGGTAAATAATCGGGAGTTATAAATGTCCAATAAAGCACATATAAATCCCAAAAATCAGCCAGGCCACGCACAAAATAGCAAAAATCCACCGCCGCCGCCTGCAATGACTAAACCAGCATCACCGCCATCTCCTCCGGCCAAAAAAGATTAATAATTAAACCCAGCACTCGCTGGGTTATTATTTATATACTCAGTAATAGTTTTCATTGCTTCAACACAGCTAAATTTTATAGTTGCAAGATAGCCAATTTCATTCATTTTATTTAGCCAATGGTTTTGATCTGGTGTTGGCTTTCCATTCAATATCTTCATCTCGATCCACAATCCTGCATAGCCACCGCGCGGCAGCGCCAGAAACAAATCCGGCACGCCTTTTCGCAATCCTAGTCGCTTAGCATCCCTCGCTGCCTTTGGCCCGCGCTTACCCTCGTTCGGGATGTGGATCAGATAATCGCCAACACAGATACCATCGATAACAGCGTTATCCGCCCATTTGATAAGCGCGGCCTGTTCCTCCGTTTCTGCCTGGTGATTAACTTTGCGTACCTTGCCGTTGCGTACCTCCAGCTTGGCTTTTGTACTAATAAGATCGATGGCCTCAATTTGATTTATCAACTTTGCATCTGCTTATCTTCCAATAAATAATTATATTTCTCTGGAAGAAGAGCGAATTCCCCCCACCCCAAATTAGATAAACATAAACCTATTCCGCTTCTTTTTACTGTGCCATACATAATAATGTAATGCCCTCGACTACCATCGTTTACATGCTTCTCTTGGGCATCTTTATTTTTCTGCTTGAAATAGAAGTCAGCGTAATCTTCGCTCCTTTCCCAAGCTAGCTTAGTCATTCGTATTGATGTATCCAAACTCTTACTCCAACTACTTTGAATTTCTGCAAAATATAATTTTGGTATATTGCTGATATCTTTTACCGTTTTAATATCAACTAATAACCTATCAAGGCGTTCCGCATTTTTTTCACCTGGTAGAACAAAAAATTTATAATAGTTATTGTCAAAATTCCGACAGAATCCTGCCACTGTGGTTATTACACTTGGTAAAGAGAAAGGCTTGCCAGTATGCCTGCCGATGGCGACTTCAGAGAGGCCGCCATCGATATCCTCTAGATGGTTTTGATCGTAAGTACCCAATTCAGATTTCTTTATTTCAGGACGCTCTGTTACAAATGCCTTGACGATTGCCAACTGATCATCTGAAATTGCTTTTCTGGCTTCTTCTTCGTTTAAATATTTTTTACCTTCTGCGGGTTTAGAGCGCAAAAAACAAGGCACATCACGGAATGAGCGTAAGTGTGCAAAACTGGCGCTTCGCCCATTTGTAGTCATCTCCTTATGTTTTGGCCTTCTGGTAAGCGGCGTAAAACATTCCGGACAGAAAATAGCTTGATCCATCTCTAGTGTAAATTCGCTAGGTAAGACTCTCTTCCCCTGAGATTTTAACGCTGGGGTCGAATGTGCATTCCTATCCCACGTTGGATGAAAATAGGCGAATTTTATTCTGAAGGTACTTTGAGCTTCCATGTTCTTTACCAAATGAGTTCTAATGTGAAGTAAGTCTTATCAATTATTTTGAATTCAATCAATGACACACGTCACTTTTCAGTCAGTTGAACCACTACACGATCAAAATAACTTTTAAAAGTTGAATGTAATGCTATCAACACCATCTCCTCCTTTTCCCCCACCAGCCACTCATACGGCACCCGTCCATCTAACACATCATGGCAATCCGAACAGCCAAATACGGCCCAGTAGTCATCTGACTTATACCCCATGCCGTGGGTCGAACTGGGTAAATGGCACAGTACCGTTGTTTCCGGGTTTCCATTACAAATTCCGGGGATCTGGAGCGTGCAGCATTGGCCCCGCGCAGAATCGCGCAGGGTTTTAGATCGGAATGCTGGAGACTTGGGCATACTAATACTCCAGCAGCCGGTTAACTGCCTGTTCCATTTCATACTCGTTATCAAAGTGCTGGCCTAATGTCTCATTCCAGATAACACCGGCCACCCCTTTATAAATCCGGTCAAAAGCCCCCTGATCCATATTCACAAACGCAATACTCCAACGCTGTTTCAATGTGCCACCTTCTGGATTTGGCATCAGGTCATAGAATCCGGCTTTGATCATGACGTGGTTAAAATAAGCGGTATCGGTCTTTACCGCCTCCCCAGCAAATCTTTTTTGGCGCTGCCTGATGACTCGGTCTAATACCGCTTGAGCAATAGACTTGGTAACCTTTTCATAGAGTTCTGAATCTCCAGCGGCGCTGCCCACTGCTTTCGCTACTTCATGGGCTATCCATTCCTCTGGTGCACTAACAAAGGTCCAATCCGGTACCCAATATGAAAAACCCAGCTCGAGCAATTTCCAGAATTTACGGTGATGCTTCAGGTTACGCCGGTCACCGATAGGGCTCATAGAAATTGGAGTGCCAACAGGCACCCCTTTCATGGTTTCGCGATCGTGATCGGTGGCGTATTTGATTCCACCGCCAGGTAACAGGACGCCCAGAACCTCAGTCTTTTTCTTTCTCGGGGACTTAGTTCGCTGCGCTGTTGTCATGCTGTCGCCTCCAGAATGCTTACTAGATCTATGCTTACTGCATCAGGTGCTTGATTACCCCATACATCCCAACCCACTGAAGCGGTTCTAGCAAATAGCTCTATACGGCGTGCACCACTAAAGCGGCGTTCTATCTGTTCTCGGAAGAAATGCGGCTTACCTGAATGCGTGCCGGTATAGGGTTCTTCATAAACGGTGTACTGATTGCGCTCGGTCTGATCACTGCATACTTTTCCTCGAGTGAACAGCAACAGAAACTCGGCGTCATTCATGCCCCATGGGCCAACAACACCGTGCCGGCTACCAGTATGTTTGGTTTTCTTCCAGACTTTATCAACTCGAATAAATTTGAAGCCCCATGCACTGCCGATCGCTAATGCTTCGGCCATCATGGCCCCCGTCACCCACATAAACAGAGAGGAATTTGGGCTGGCAATCTCTCTAACCCGCATCCCGCAGGGTCAGCCAATCAGCACCACTGGCGGCACTGACCACTCGGTTTAACTGGCTGTTGGCATCGTTTACCCGACCAGCCAGGCGCATAGCCCTTATGCCGTTATTAATCCCTACACGTTCGGCATTGGGTACTTCCGGTTTGATCACCATTACGCGCCCTCCCCGATCAGCACTTGGCGGGTTCCGTCTGGCGTTGGTTGTGACACAATGCCTTCAACCTGCATTCTTTCAAGCAGCCAGGCCGCACGGTTATAACCAATGCGGAATTCACACTGTAGCCCAGAGATTGAAGCTCTACCTTTCGCCTTGATGAACTTCACTGCCTCAGGATAGCGATCATTATTGTCCCGTTCTGCACCGTCCAAATCTACCCATGAACTACGGGTTGCCTCGCCGCCTAATGCGGCAACCAGATCCGCAATTAAAGCGGCTAATTCACCCGTCATCAGAATGAAATCGGCATCAAATCGCTGGGCATAATCCTCACGATCGATATCGTCGTTTTGCTCCAGAAGCGTAGCACTGTATTTCACTCTCTTCAGGCTGCCGTCGTCAGACAACATGAAGCTAATGCGCTCCTGCCATTCCAAAGCCAGCTTGGTGACCAATTTACCGGCGACGATATGCCCCCGGATCTCGTCACTGACTAAATCCTGATGTTTACTGCGTAGAATCCCGCCTTGCTCCAGCACCGCCTTTAACTCAGCTTCTTCCTGAAGCGCAAACCCAGCGGGCGCGGAACCTGATCGCAGCCATTCGGTTAACGTCAGTTCAATTGGAGTATCAAGTGTCAAGGGGACAACAGGCAGAGAACCCATGGTTTTGCGCAGTAATGCCAATGCATTTTCAGCTTTCCGCGCGCTAGCGGCATCGATGATGATTAACCCAGCCCCTGCGTTAATCCAAATGGATGTTGTAGCGTATTTGCTAAAGGCCCGTGGCAGCAGAGTCTGGATAACTTCATCTTTCAGCGAATCTTTTTCTGTTTTTTTCAGTTTACGATGTTGCTCTTGCTCCAAACGATCAACTTTACTCGCCAGCTCACGGGCGATAACCGGCGCAGGTAAATCCTTTTTTTCACACTGCAATGTGATCAGGATTTGCTTGTTAGCCACATGCGCTAGCGTGGCGCTTTCGTTACCCATTGGCGATATCCAACCAGTTTTCGCCATATCCTGGCTACCACAGGGTGTAAATGCGAATTGTGCCATTTGCTCTTCCAGATTGGCGAAAGAGACATCGCGGGATAGTTTGTAAATCAACACGTTCTTGAAATTAATGCTCACTGGTCAGTCCTCAGTCACTCGATGATTTTGCAAACTGTGGTCGGCGGTCTGCTGTAATGATTCTTGGCGTTGATGATCCAAAGACTCTTGTAACCTGATACTTTCATCGCGCCATCTTCTTGCTCTTTCCTCCTGATCCTGCTTAATTTTACCTTTCAGCGCCTCTAAAAAATGTCGGATTTTTATTGGTACACCATCTCCTAACTTGCCATTATCTGATAGCAACCACTGATATTTCTCAGCCTTGGGTTTGGGCAAGAGCCCTAACGTCACCGCCTGTTCAACGCTGCGTTTTACCGTCTCTTTGTCCCATCCCTCAGACACTGACCATTCAGGAGATCGGCCCGTCCCTCGCGCGGTCTTGGTCAATCGCTCATAGGCCGCAATGAAAGCCATACGCGCCCCCACTTTGTCGCCCTCCAGCATAATTGGCTGGACGATGTTCCATGCCAGGGCAATTTCATGTGTCCAGACCACCGTGTTAGCCTCATCTTGCGCGGGTAATGCCAATGCCCACGCTTCATTCGCTGAGAGCCAATCGGGCTTACCGGCAATAGTTTGGATATTGCGGATAATATCGGCAGGTTTTGGTGAGAATCTACCTTGGTCAGGATCAGTCAGCCAGTCGCTAAATGCCTGGCGTACGGTGTCGATATCGTATGGCAGCAACGCATTCCAATAGAGATCAAGCACAGCTTTTGATGCATCTTTCCCGTATATCGCCAGAGTGGCTTTCATGACCTCCGCGAATTCACGTCTATCAGCGATACCCTGCATACTCACCACCCATCATTGACAAAATCGTCCGCAACCCGCGCATTATGAGCCTCCAGAACTTCTTGACGGCTCATGGTGGTATGACGCGCATAGTGGTTTTGTGGACGACAACGATTCTGCAACCATTCAAACTTGAATCCCTGCCAGCCAGCAGCCATGGCCTCAGATAACGCATCATCCACCGACCATCCAGCCGCCGCCGCTTTGCTCAATTCCTTACCCAGCATGTTCACCACGGTCTGAGTCATTGGCGCTCGTTTTGCTTTTCGGTGTTTTAGGTAGTCACCCCAAATTTCAGAGCTAGCAGCCATCGGAAAAGACGAAAAATCAAATACCGAACTTTTAACTGCCTTACGTGTGCGCTTCTCTAAAGTAATCTCTGAAGTAATCTCTGTAGTAATCTCTGTATGATCGAAATGGGGAATCCCTTGCCCGCCAGTGAGGGATTCCCCTGTTGGCGGGCAAGGCTTTTCCTTGTTCGCCAATTGGGTTTTCCCTACTTCCCGAAATGGGCTTTCCCCATTTGGTGATTTATCAATGGATTGTGATAAAATTCCATCCAACCTATCGGTATCAATTTGATAGTAAATCCGGTGTTCTAACCGTTTATTTGTCTCTTTCAACACCCCCGCTTGCTTGAGTTTTTTACGCGCGGTAAGTTGCTCCTCGTACGTCAATCCGGTTTCAGATTCAATCTCTTCCGTCGTTTTAAAAATGCCAAACTCTGAAGATTCTTTGCCCATCCAATAGAAGAACTGGCAGAACAAAATGACGGCATTTACGCTTCCAAGATACGGAACCAGACCAGGGTAATAAGCAATTGGCCGGCCAAATTGGTATATGAGTTCAGATGGTGTCATTGCTCCCCCTACGACTGCTTGGTCTTTGAGGGACTAGGTTGACGGGAGTAAAACGCCTGAGTCACCCCAGACAAACTCCCAGTCATGGCCATACGACGAGCCTCCTGCCCGGTAATGGCCAGCTTTTTGCCGACGATATTGGCGATCAGATCCACGGATTGCGTGATGTCGGCGGCGTGATGTTGATTCATAACGGAACCTCCGGCTGAATGGGAGAAACAGGTAACCAATTCGGTACCGGTAAACCGGCGGCCAGCAACTCACGGTGGACGTAAGCCAGCATTTGGGGGGATTCATTGAACATGGCTAAAAAACCGCGAATGGCCGCCACATTGGTTTCGACTGCGGGGTTTGAGTCCAGCGCGTTGGCGGTGCTTTTAATGGTGGCCGCTTCGCTTTCCGTCCAGCGCGTTTTGATCTGATCTTCACGGACGATATGCAGCGGCAAGCCGCATTTTCCGACCCGCTTACGCGATAGCAATTCCCGCCGAACGTCAGAGGCTATCGCAGCCCCTGCCGTTTCAGTCGCTGATTGATAGATTGTGGTCATTGGTCAGTCCTCTGTCATTGCATGAGCTGGTTTGGTCAGAACCAGACTGAGATTTTCCGGGTTACGGCCATAGTCGGCCGGGTTATAGGTGTAAGGGATGTCCGTAGACATATGGCAAAGCAGCGCTACCTTTTCAGGTAACCCGCGTTTTCGATAGGCTTTGATCGCTTCATATGAACATTCGAGAGCCTCAGCAGCTTGGTAAGGGCTGGAAAAGTGATTGATCACTTTCTCTGCGGCTTTGATACGCGCATTGAGCGTGGTTGCTTTAGTACTGTGCATTTTAGATTATCACCTGCAAGTTTTGGGTAGAATTATACCCGCCACAAGCAATATATACCGAAACTATACCGAGCGCAAAGTTTACTAAAGTTGAGTTACTTTTGTACCTATGAATACATATAGCACTTTCGGTGAGCGCCTATTGGCGAGACGTGAAGAACTCGGCATGACGCAGGAAGATCTTGCGGCAAAAGCCGGTATTACTCGCATGGCAATAAGCAAAATTGAGCTTGGGATGACGCAAAAGCCCCGAGCAGATAATCTATTTGCGTTAGCCAAAGCCTTGCAATTGAACCCCAATTGGTTGGTTTCAGGGAAAGGAGAAAAAGAAGCTAATAATCAAGCCACGATCAAAATAGATAACACTTCACCGATTGACGTACTCACCAGAGAGGTTCCATTGATTAACTGGGTACAAGCAGGCGCATTCACAGAAGTTACTATGCTGCCGCGAGATGAGTATGTTTATTACCCCTGCCCTGTAATTTGCAGCCCGGAAAGTTTCGCTTTACGCATTGAAGGCGAATCAATGCTGCCGCGATTTGAGCCGGGCGATATTATTTATGTTGACCCAGAATTAAACGATCCTCCAAGTGGAAAATATGTGATTGCCCGAATGGAAGGTAGCGCAGAAGCGACATTTAAACAGTTACAAATACTTGATAATCAACGCTATCTTAAAGCTTTGAATCCAGACTACCCGGCTGATGCCCGATTTGTAAAAGTAAACGGTAATTGCGAGATTATCGGCACCGTGGTGTGCCATGTAAAACCGGTATAGGAAGACCATCTTATGAATAATAATGGCAACAAATTTACGCCAGAAGAACAAAGAGAGATCGCTGATTCTATAGAGCGAAATAAACAGGAAGTACGGCGTAAAAACGACAACTTCTCGACTATCTTCGGTATTGTTTGGATTCTGGTCGCCGTACTTCTTGCTAAAACAACTGATTTGGGAATCATACTATCAGGTATTATTGGCCTAATAGCAGGTTGGTTTGTTGCTTCAAGACTCAAGTGATTTGGTTGGTACCCAGAGTGGATCAAGTAGCATTGTTGAACGCTCTTGATCTAATTTATCGTCCCACACGAATTCACCACAGTAAGTCATACCAGTGACATGGTTTATATTTGAAACGTTATAGTAGCCATACGCCAGATGCCTTGCATCCAAACATTTAACAGCTCTAACCCCCCAGTTATCCCAAAATTGTTCTTTTTCTATACGTACAGCAAAATTGATTGCTCCCCTTTGGCGCTGACTTGGATATGCTATAGCCGAAATTTTAGGTAATTTATCAAAAATGCATTTAGCTACATAAGATGAGATTTTATAATTTTCATCTGCACTTGTTAGGCATTCGAGTAGAAAATTATCTGTTATCAACAGAGCCTTAGCTTCTTCAGGGTTACAGGCATTTATCATATCGTTAATATCTTTGGATCCGTCGCCAAGAATATCTCCCCGACCTTTTTTCTGAACTAAAGAAAGTTCGCCAATCGGTACAACCTGAATTTTTCTATCAGGTAATATTTCAAAATCAGCAATAACCACACGACCATTATTTACTCTTACCTCACTTAAAGCGGTGTCTTCACGATCAGCAAGATACAGCACAGGGAAACCCGCAGGATTAGCCCTCCCAATAGTCGCAGGTATATCTTTTCTCCATATGATCTCATTGACATTTTTGGGCATATCCTCCTTTGATTTTAATAACCTTGCACGTTTGAAGCGCCAACCAGGCTGCCATTCAACCGAAAGCGTAACGTGTTGCCTAACTAATTGTTTTATTAGCTTACGTTTTTCTGTCGTACTGCTTGTACTGAAATTATTTATAGCTAAAAGTAGCTTATCCAATGGAAGTGGTGGATAGGTCTCAGTAATTGTTTTGCCCACAAAAAGTTCCCTCAATTCAATAGAATAAAACCCTGTCCAGTATAACGTGAATCATGGCGAGCGCTGAAATGGGAGGCTTGCTCCAAAGTCCACAATATTAATTTATGTAGCAAATTCGCTAATTTTAAAGCCTGCAAATCATAAAGATAAATAAAATACCGAAACTTACCGATCTTTTTATTGCAAAAGTACCGGTATAGTTATACCCTTCAATCATCCCGCAAGGATAGGCTCTTTAACAAACAGGTTAAGTGACACTAAACGGTCTGCGTGTACCGGTCACGGCTCAGCTAAACCACGAATCACCCATGTGCCTTCTATGAGGGTACAACGGTGATAGACACCAACTGAGGACGGCTCAATGACCACAACATCTCGTCAAAAACGTATGGCCAAAAAACGTAATGCCCAAATCCAGGCACTGGCTAAACGTACAAGTAACCGAGTAGAAAAAGCGTTGTTAATCATGGTGCGCGGCAAACCGATGCCAGATATGCCAGCAATACCAAGCAAAACCCGAACTTCAGCCGATCCAGAGAAACGGATTGCAGCAGTTGCCCGCCAGAAGATGCGGCGTTGCAGCAAGTTGCCGCGTGGCGTGCGTTAAACATTAATTAGCAGGAAAGCAAAATAACCCATCAGAGCTACAGCTTCGGCTGCGGCTCTTTTTTTTACCTATAAGGAACCGAAATGAACAAATTATCAACAATGACTATGCAGAAAGTTAAATCTTCCCAGATCCACAGCATCGGCCATGACCCGATGAGCAACACGCTGGCCATTCGCTTTAAATCGAAAGGTGAACCCGCAGCGCTGTATCACTACCAAAACGTGTCTGCTAATGATTACGCCGCATTCTCCGGCGCTAAATCAATCGGCTCCCACTTCTACCGCTATATCAAACCGAACACCAAGCGCTATCCATTCCGGCGCATTCACGAAAAGAAAGACGGCAAATAACCGAGTTCTTCCACCATGCGCCTATCACGGTAGGTGCATGAGTAAAGACCATGGAGGAAAATATATTGGACACATCAAAAAGTAAAACACCGACTAATCCAAGTCGAACCGCCACCGCACGGGTGAAACACCCACTTCCGGTACCCACTATATGCCATTTTTGCACCAGTCGAGTGCAAATCGCGACCCATCAAGAAGTTTATGGCCGCGACTGCAACGACTGGCCTTATGTCTATTTATGCCAAGGCTGTGGCGCGCATGTGGGATTGCATCCATTCACGGCGATTCCATTAGGAACATTGGCTGATAAAACCACCCGGCAAGCGAGGAAAGAGTGCAAAACCCCATTTGAATATATTTGGCAATCAAGATTTATGTCACGTTCTCAGGCATATGGATGGCTAGCTAAAAAAATGGGGATCCCTGCTGAGAAATGCCACTTTGGCTGGTTTGACATCAAGCAGTGCCAACAAGCGAAACAGATATGTGAAGACTATCTCTCAACCCGATTAACGAGGTGCATCGTGAATGAATACCACTATCAGCGAAGAATCGAGCAATCGCTGGAGCAATATGACCGCCTGTTGATATCGGACCCCGATGAGCAAGAAGAATTAGGCAAGCGGATTGCATTTCTACGTCAGCACTCGAAAATGCTCAGTGCTTTTAAATCCGCAATTAAAAATAGTTGCATGGTGGCAGGTTCAGGCAGTGGGCACCTTGCGGCATTTACCGACACCACCGCGATGGAACTTTATCTGGATGAGGTACAGAAGGAAATATTTCTCCGGGTTGCCAAGGCGGAAAGAGCGATGGAATTAGACACTGAGAACGACCACCAACTCCAATAAAGAGAAAAGCCCCAGCGACCAAGCCGGGGCTATCCCAGGAGTGCGGGACCAACCGCAAACCTACTGAGGACTGAGCAATAACCACGAGGATTATTATCAGCGTGGTTGAGTGACCAAACCCAACCATGGAAAAGCATATCATGACTGACAATTTCATCAAGCAACTCCAGTACCGCCATCGCCTGACCAGCGCCAACATCCACCACAAACCCGTCCCCGCTAGCCTGAAATTCTTCTTCGCCTGCGTGATCGGCGCTTTTATGTTTCTGGCTATCGCCGTCAAAATCTGAGGATTGCCAAATGACCACTAATGCCGTTAGCCCCACCAACCTGCCCGCCGCGATCAGCGGCTTAGGCATTGACGAACCCACCTGGAACGCACTGAAAAACAGCATTTACCCCGGAGCCAAAGACGACTCAGTCATCATGGCTGTCAGTTATTGCCGCGCCCGCCAGCTAGATCCGCTAATGAAACCGGTGCATTTGGTGCCAATGAGCGTTAAAGACGCAGCAAGCGGTAAATATGAAATGCGTGATGTGGTGATGCCCGGTGTTGGCTTGTACCGCATTCAGGCCGCTCGTTCTGGCTCCTACGCAGGTGCACAAGAACCAGAATTTGGCCCTGACCTGACACAAACCTTGAACGGGGTAGAAATTACCTTCCCGCAGTGGTGCAAATACACACTGAGCAAACTGATGCCTAACGGCACGATTGTGGAGTTCAGCGCCAAAGAATATTGGCTGGAAAACTATGCCACCGCTGGCCGTGATACCCAGGCACCCAATGCCATGTGGAAAAAACGACCCTATGCTCAATTAGCCAAATGCGCGGAATCGCAGGCACTACGCAAAGGCTGGCCGGAAATTGGTCAGCAGCCAACAGCGGAAGAAATGGAAGGTAAAAGTCTTGATGTGAATGAAGGTAAAGAACACAGCCAAGGCAGCCAGCAACCAAGCCAGCCACAGGCACTACCGGAATACAGCGCGGAACAATTTCAACGCGCGCTGGCTGACTGGACAACGCTAATCAATAAAGGCAAGAAAACCGCCGCGCAAATCATCAACACCATCGAAAGTAAATACACCCTGAACACCGCGCAGAGAACACTAATCGAAAAACTGGGGGCCGAAGATGCAACTCATTAATGTTCAACAGGGTACGCCAGAATGGCACGCCCGGCGCAGCCACCACTTTACGGCCAGCGAAGCGCCGGTGATGATGACGGCTTCCAGCAAAATCCGCCGCGATGAGCTGCTACATATGAAAGCGACCGGCTCCGAACGTGAAGTGAGTGACTGGGTACAAACCCATTTGTTTGATAAAGGTCACGCGCAGGAAGCCATGGCGCGGGTAATTGTCGAATCCATGATTGGCGATGAATTATTCCCAGCAACCGCCATCGATGATGATGGCTATTTACTGGCCTCATTCGACGGCATCACCATGATGGAAAACATCCTTTTCGAACATAAAATGTGGAATGCCACACTGGCGCAAGCGGTGAAAGATAAAGATTTACCGCCAGAATATTACTGGCAATTGGAGCAACAACTTGCTGTCAGTGATGCTGAAAAAGTCATTTTTGTCGTATCGGATGGCACCAAAGAAAACTTTGTCTGGATGGAGTATCTGCCGGTACCTGGTCGCCGTGAAGCATTGATGGCGGGGTGGCAGCAATTTGAGCAAGACTTGAACGATTACATAGCCCCTGAGATAAAAAATATCCCGCAAGGCAAAGCGTTAATGCGCCTCCCGGCTCTATTGGTGGAAATAGAGGGCGCGGTAAAAGAATCAAACCTGACTGTTTACCAGAATCAGGCGCTGGCCTTTATTCAATCCATCAACACCAATCTGGTGACCGATCAGGACTTCGCCGATGCCGAAGAAACGGTTAAGTTCTGTGAAAAAGCCGAGAAAGAGCTGGATCTAATAAAGCAGCAGGCACTATCCAAGACTGAGCAGATTGATCTCCTTTTCCGCACCATTGATACCTTGCGTGATGAAATGCGCAACAAGCGGCTGGACCTGTCCAGACTGGTTAAATCGCGGAAAGAAGCGATCCGGATTGAGATCCTGAATGAAGCCAAAGCGGCCTTAAACCAGCATATCGCCACACTCAATCAGCAACTGACTATCGTAACCCTGCCCGCAATTCCGGTCGATTTTGCCTCGGCGATTAAGGGCAAGAAAACCCTGACCTCATTACAAAGTGCCGCCAATGACGAACTGGCGCGAGCAAAAGTGGTGGCTAATCAGTTTTGTGCGAAATACCAAGCCAATCTGGTGCTGTTCGCCACCGTTGAAGCGGCTTATAAGCCCCTGTTTGCCGATCTTAACCAGATTATCGCTCACGATAGCGAACATTTACAGCTGATAATTGAACAACGCATAAACCAACAAAAACAGCGGGAAACCGAACGTAAAAAACAGGGAGAACAACGGCTGGCGGAGCTTGCCACCCAGACCAAGGCGGCGGTAACGGTTCACACTGAATCACCCGCCTGTCCGCCACGGCACCCCAAAGGCACGCCCAGCTTTCCTGACCAGCCAAGGCAACAAAGCACCGCCACCACCGGCAATATGGATAGCGTAATGGCGGCCATCGAAGCCGACCTCGATGCCGCAGATATTGATATCAGTACCGGCACCCTGTACCGACTGACCGAAGCCATCCAGGCCGGTCGCATTCGTCATCTCGCCATCATTCGTTAATACCCGCCAACCTAAGAGGCTGGCAACCGGAGGGCTCCCCATGACTACCCAAACAACCGTTGCCGACGTGTTGGAATCCGCCCTGCGACCGGTTCGCGCCCAGTTAGATCTCGCGAGGCCAGAAGGACGCCGCCAGGTGGACGAACCATTGAACCACAGCACTGGCATCTACTTTAAACCGGACGACCACGGCAATTATATCGGCGTAATCATCTGGCGACTGCGTGCTCGCGCCTCGATCCGCAGCGGCGAACCTTACCGGCCAATGCCTAAACCGATTTTTACCCGCAGGGATATATTACGGACTCAACCACTACCCACAACCGTCAATCTGGGTGCACGTAAGCGTTACACCCTCGGCATGATGCTGGGCGTCTACCAGTTTCACCGTGCAGGTCAGACTGAACAGCAGATCGCCAACGACACCGGCATTCCGATCATGGATATCCGCAAAATGCTCGAGCATAAAACCCAAACCCAGCGCAGAGCCTGGCTGCTGGCTCATCAGCTCCCATTGCCAGCGAAGCAGGAGATTATTTGCCGGCTGGTTAAAGAACACTGATTCACAGTCCCTTCCCATCCCTGCCCCAACGACCAAAATAAGGGCGTAGCACTGCCGCGCCCTTTCCTTCTGAGGAAAGACCAATGACCGATAAATCAGATAATGATTATCTTACGCTGGCAGATGTTGAGCATTTAACCGGGTATAAAAAACCTTCAAAACAATGTGAAGCTTTGTCATCTTTGGGCGTATTTTATTCACGTCGATCTATTGATGGACGACCCGTAACAACATGGTATCACTGGAATAATCCTGAACATTTGAGATTAAGGACTCCAGTAAAAATTAATGTAGATCCTGAGCCTAACTTTGATTATTTAAGGACATTGAATGGCAAGAAATAAAGAAAGTAGCTGGATGCCGCCGAATGTCTCAAAAAATAAATACAGCTACTATATAAAAACAAAAACAAATAGAAGCATTACCTTATGTAAGGTAACGGCATCTAGAGCTGACGTCTGGGCTGCCTATGAAAAAACATTAGCGGATGAAAAAGACAAATTATTGTTTAAAGATCTTTGGGCTAATTTTCTTAAATCATCCGACTTTTCCGATTTAGCGCCAAGGACACAAAAAGATTACCTATCCACACAAAAGAATATTATCTCTGTTTTTGGAGCAATTGAGCCAGATAAAATCAAGCCTGAGCACATTAGACATTTTATGGATATAAGGGGACAAAAAAGTAAAGTGCAGGCCAACCACGAACATAGCAATATGAGTAGAGTTTACCGCTGGGGATATGAGCGTGGTCTAGTCAAAGGAAACCCTTGTACTGGCGTTCGCAAATACCCCAAGCCAAAACGCGATAACTATATGACCGATAAGGAATACGACGCAATTAGATCACACGCTAATACTGCTATTCACATTGCAATGGAGATTGCATATCTTTGTGCAGCCCGAGTTTCGGATGTCCTTAGTTTAAAATGGGAGCAGGTTAGCGAAGTCGGCATATTTATCCAGCAAGGTAAAACTGGGGTAAAACAAATAAAGGCATGGACTCCACGATTAAAGAAAGCGGTAGATCTGGCTAAAACATTATTTCCGACGAAAACTGTTTTCGTCGTCTGCAATCAATACGGAAATAAGTACAGTTACAATGGGTTTAGTGACAAATACCGTGAGGCAAGGTTGAAGGCCAGTTTGGAACTTGGTCGCCATATTGAAGGGACATTCCATGACATAAAAGCCAAAGGTATATCAGATTACGAGGGATCCAGTAGAGATAAACAACTATTCTCTGGGCATAAAACCGAGAGCCAGGTATTGGTTTATGATCGTAAAACTAAGGTCACCCCTACTCTTGATATTGAATAAAAATTCGGAACACAAAAATCACAACTCCAAGGGATTACTCCAAGCCAACTCCAAGTGTGATAAGGATCGCTGAAAGAAAATCCTATAAGTGCTTGAATACTGGCGGAGAGAGAGGGATTTGAACCCTCGGAGGAGTCACCTCCTTAACGGTTTTCGAGACCGTCCCGTTCAGCCACTCCGGCATCTCTCCGTGATAATAGTTGCCATCATGCTCTTTTTTGCGGCATGTTTACAGCACTCTGCCTTGATATCCAAGAGATCACATTGCGAGCGACCTGATGATTAAGTGGCTGTGGAAAGCAAATCAACCACAAGCAGAAGTGCTTGTACAATGGCATGAGGCGTTAGCCATTCCTTTGTTAGCCCCTTTAGATGAGGCGGAACAGCAACGTTTGGTTACCGTCGCCAGTCAAATTCTACAACAAAAGCGGATGGTTCCTTTGCAAGGGCTGGCAATGACACCACTAATGCAGGCTCGGCTGGCACTGCTTTTTGCATTGCCGGTGATGGAGCTGGGTGCTAAATGGCTAGACGGTTTTCATGAAGTCCTGATTTATCCCTCACCTTTTATTGTTGAAGAAGACTGGCAAGACGACCTCGGATTAGTACATACCGGGCAGACCGTGCAGTCCGGACAAAGTTGGGAACAGGGGCCGATTATCCTGAATTGGCAGGATATTCAGGACTCTTTCGATTTATCCGGCTTTAACTTGGTCATCCATGAAGCTGCCCACAAGTTGGATATGCGTAACGGTGGTAATTCCAACGGTGTTCCGCCTATCGCCATGCGCGATGTCGCTGCCTGGGAGTTCGATTTACATCGGGCAATGGATGATATTCAGGACGAAATTGATATGGTCGGAGTGGAAGGCACCAGTATGGATGCTTACGCAGCCAGCGATCCAGCTGAGTGTTTTGCCGTGCTTTCCGAATACTTTTTTAGTGCGCCCGAGTTATTAGCTTCACGTTTTCCCGCAGTCTATCGTCATTTCCGCAACTTTTATTTGCAAGATCCACTGGCTAGACTGAAAAAATGGGAGACACAACCGGTTCAGGATTGATGATTATTTTTTAATTAATATCAATGAATTGAATGATATTTCACCATCATAAGTATTTTTATTACCTAAATCGAATTATTTTGCTCAGATGCTGAGCAAACGCGCTTTTGTGCTGATTTTAGCGTTGACAGTTCGGCGTCCTCTGGATATCATGCGCCCCGTTCACACGATTCCTCTGTAGTTCAGTCGGTAGAACGGCGGACTGTTAATCCGT